TACACATGTGGTTTTTAATTGCCTCTTGCATATAATAAACAATGACCTGATGACACACATTTTTAAAAGCATGGGCTTGCGCCTTGAGTTGGTCAGGGGCTGTGTCTGCCACCGAAACCAACCTGTTAGTAGCCATTTCAGCAACTTCTTCTACTGTATGGCCTCTACCATGTGTTGTTTTTACACCCAAATTACCGATCGAAATTTTAAATTCATCTGTTTGCATCAGTATTTCTCTGGCTCTGGGATTTCAATATCTTGTCTTCCTATGATCCCCACAGGTTTGTTGTTTTCTTCAATCTGCATATCAGACAGGTTACAAACCTTCATTCCCGTGCCGTTCTGATAAGTAACTTTTGGATCATTTAATCTATGATAACCATACAACTTATCTTGAATTTCAATATCAGTATCTAATAAAGAAGATCTAGGAGCAATAGCTATGTCTATTTCGGCATCTATACATTTAGAAAGCCAGAACTCCACACAAGCCCTTCCCGATTCCGCAAAGTGCATATTTGTTTTATAAGTAAAGTCTACACCAAATATAGAAATGCTACCTACTTTTGCCCATAAAGCATAAGCTATCGCATAAGCTATGGTGTTATTAAAATAAGAACATCCTAAATCTTTTACAATAGACTCTAAAGGGTATTCTTCAACAGCAGGAACTCTACTGTCTAATTCACAAGAATAGATAGGGTAGTCTACATGGGGTAGTGTTCTCCTCATCATATCAGTCATTGCACCAGCATCGTGTGTGTCTAAAAAACGACTCATTGGATCAAGAATAAAAGCCTTATCTATATTAGGCAGTACACCAATCATTGCATTAATAGCCCATATCTCATCAAATAAAACACTATGTACCTGGGAAAGATGAAAATCTATTTGACTCTGACCCATGGCTACAATTGCAATTTTTCTATCTGTGTTCATTGTGGTTGTGGTCTCAGTTTGTCGTAACGGTATTGATCTCTGGTTCCAAGTGCTTCATTAAAGTTTTTAAGTTTCATCAACGCTTCTTGGAATCGGGTTTCATAGTATTGGAGGTCGTTTGGATCGCCTTTCATAAACACAGTTGCTTCAACCAACGCACCATAAAGGAGAGCATCTTCAGCATTCGTTGAAAGCCAAGTTGTTCCGCTGTCTCCCACAGTTGTTAACGAAGCGGGTCTGTATACATAGTGTAGTTCAAAGGTGAAGCCAGAACTTGGTGCTGGAGCCAATATAAAGGTGTCTTCATCAAAAGAGGCGTAGTATTTAGGTGTTCCTGTAGTTGCTGCTGCAGGAGTATAGTCCCTGACCCAAGTAACTTGCTTCAGGTTTAAATAATTATAGTTGCTGTCTGTGTCTATCACAGCAAGACTAAGTGGATCCATGTAGTCGCTTGGCTTTCCTAAATAAGTGTTTCCTGATGTTGCTGTTCCTGTTACATTTTTACGAAACTCATCCAACTGAACTGTTTTCAGTATTTTCTCTTCCGACAACTTAATAAAAGTGTCTAGGGTGCTTACGAAAGTAGATTCATCGTTGTCTGTGTAGTTCTGTATCGCTGTTTTTAAACCTGAATATGTAAAACTCATGTTGTCACCGTTAATGTTCCTAGACTTGTTTCTCCTTCAAGTCCTGTAAAATATGTTCCAATAGTGTCGGCAGTAGTGTCTGTCATCGGAGATGCAGCACCGGCCGTTACAACACCTAATTGGGCCTGAGGTAATGGTACCTCAGGTCTCGGTTGATATAAAGTTTCAGGATCTTGTGTTTGTTTAGCCGGGGTGTCTTGCGGTTGCCTGGGTTCATAACATTCGGAGCAAACTTTTAAATTATTCCACTCCACTTTCATAGAAAGATATGGGTATGCCCAGCCACAACGATCACATACCGCTAGTGAATGTGAGCCTTTTGCATAAGCCATTAGTAAGTGGCCTTAGGTACCAAATGAAGACTGGCCCTTCCTCTATCCTCATCTTGCGCTCTTTTTAGGTCTTGCTCGTATATTTGAGCCAGCATTGAAACCCTCTCAGGGTTCTTTTTAAGAGCAATGTAATACGCTAAACCAGAAACCATTGGGGGTATAAACCGACTGGGTATTTCTTGGTCTTGCGCAGAAGCGGATACGTCGTCTATACGTTGGATTCTGTAGGATAAAAAGATGTCTGTGGAGTTTTCAGGTGTTGGCCATAAATAAAGCACTGGAGTTGTTTGTCTATCAACAAAAAACTCAGTAGGTCTTGCCTCTGTGTTTTTATTAGGAATATTTAAATATTCCATACGACCCACCCTGGAAATTTGATAATCCGTTTGTTGACCGTTTACTGTTCTACGAATAACGGCCTCAATTACATCGATATCATAAGAATTAAGAGTATAACTTGCCGTGCTTTCAGTTAGGGTTAAGCTAACTTGTGCGATCGTCCATATATTAATGCCACGGTTCGACCAATCTGCAAACATTATGTTTAGAGATCGTCTAGCCGTTGCTGCATCATAACCTGTTCGAGCCTCTAGCCCAGCAAGTTCATACGCTTCTTCTATAACCTCACCTGTGTCAAGAGCAAAGGTTTTACTCCCAGAAGTTGCCATGGTTAATAGCTTTTAATAAATTCTGCTACTATCGTATAATGGTCGTGAGCAGTATGTCCGTGGGTTGTTAGATCAACATCCCCATTTATACCACTTCCTGCATTATTGGTAATACCGCCCCAATCTCTAAAGTCATAATAACCCGAAGAGACTCCTACTGCGGCACTTCCACCAAGGACAAGTGCGACAACATTTGTTGAAGCGTTCCATTCAATAGCAACTCTAAATCCTCCGATATCGTACCAAAGTTGTGTAAGGACAACTCGCGTACAAGTTGCCCCTTCACTATTGGTGTTTAAGCCAGAAACATCTATTTTAGCAACAGACGCTTCTCCTGACCCATCGGAGATATTAGTAAACTTATAAACGAGGCGATTGTCAGTGTCTATAATTTTTTGACTTGTGACTGCATCTGCCATAATTTACTCCTTAAATAATACCTGTAAGGTTAATTAGTGAGTAATCGGTTGTTACATTAACAATCATAACTGTACCAATTACCTGAATAACATCTCCTGCTGCTGGTCCAACTGCACCTGCTGCACCTAATGGAACTGCATGATTACCAACAACAAGTGTTCCTGAAGTTAATATTGTAGCTGGTCCTGAAACTGAAAACCAACCGTAAGCACTAGCAGCCATGTCGACTACTGTTACCCCTAGTGTAGCACCTGTAGTTGTAGCGGCTTGAACAATTTGAGCACTTCTTGGATCAGGAATTAAAGTTATTCTTGAACTTGTTGTTATTGCTGTTGCTAAATCATCGTAGCAAGTAATAACAATAGAAGGATCGGCTGAATGATCGTGAGCTGGGTTAGATTTAATTCTAAGCATCTGACCTTCACCTGCAGCATCATTTACATAAAGATAACCATTTGCATATTGGTTAAGAGTTATGTCAGTACCAGCAGTTTCTACTGATATTGCTGTTTCACCTGCTGCGACTCCTGCTGTTGGTGTTAGATCAAAGTGATGCGCTATTGAAGCAGCGTGAGTTACACATTTTCCTGCTGTGACTGCTGTTGCTGCTAATCTACCGTATGCGTATACAGTATTACCGTAAAGTAATCTACTTCCTGTAGGAAATAATTGAGTAAGCCCTGAAGTAAAAGGATCTACTGTGCCGTATTGGCTTCCGCCTTTACCTACTATAAAATCAGCGGGTCCATATCCTGTTGCTGCTGCGTATTGAATATGTCCACCATCATCAGTATAGATATTACCATCTGCGTTGATTACCAACCCATCTGTTATCACACCTGTTGTTGAATTTGTATCAATGGTTTTAAAACCATTCTCGGACCGAACTGGTCCACTAAATGTTGAATTTGCCATAATTAAGTCTCCTTAATAACCCCATCGTCTTTGGCTTAGTCTGCTAGGTCAGTCGACAGGTAAAGTTTACCCTAGAAAAGTTTAATGGGAGTTGAGGCAGAAACCCTCCCATAATTGGTTCCATAAGTTTACTTGCGTTATTACTCTTTATGCGCCTGGAGAACCGAAGATACCACGCCAGTCAGACCAGCCGAAGCTGTATCTTTCTCTTGCTTTGTATCGTACATTTCCAGTTTCAAAATCGCCTTCCATGTTAGTGGAAACTGCGGTTCTGACGAAATGCTTCAGTCCATTAGGTATATCTGTTTTA